GGTATCGGAATCAATATGATACGACCTGCAGGTACTAAAATCACAGGAAATGGTACATCTGATGGTGTAGTTCCATTTTGTAAAATCTATGATTCAACTATCCTTGCTACAAATCAGGGTTCAGTTCGTAGAGGAGCAGCATCGGTTAATATTAAAATTGAACATAAAGATATTGAAGATTTCTTAGAGATTAGAGAACCTAAAGGTGATGTCAATCGTCAATCATTAAACTTACATCAATGTGTAGTTGTTAGTGATAGATTTATGAAGAAATTAGAAGAAGGTGATTCTGATGCTAGAAGAAAATGGGGTAAGTTACTTCAGAAGCGTAAAGCAACAGGCGAACCTTATATTATGTACAAAGGAAATGTGAACAAAGCAAATCCTGAAATGTATAAGAAGAACGGATTGAAAGTTCACATGACTAACATTTGTTCTGAAATCGTTTTACATACCGATGAGCAACATTCATTCGTATGTTGTTTAAGTTCTCTTAACTTAGCAAAATACGATGAGTGGAAAGATACTGACTTAGTTTATACATCTACTATTTTCTTAGATGGTGTATTAGAAGAATTCTTACAAAGAGCTAAGAATATGAAAGGATTTGAGAATTCAGTTCGTTCAGCAGAAAGAGGTAGAGCATTAGGATTGGGTGTATTAGGATGGCACACTTACTTACAACAAAAAGGATTACCATTTGAAGGCTTACAAGCTCAATTTGAAACTCGTAAGATTTTCTCTCAATTAAAGATTGAATCTGAAAGAGCAAGTAGAGATTTAGCAAACGAATACGGAGAACCACTATGGTGTAAAGAGAGTGGATTCAGAAATACACACCTAAGAGCAGTAGCACCTACGGTATCAAATTCTAAATTGAGTGGTAATGTTAGTAGTGGTATTGAACCTTGGGCAGCTAATGTATTTACGGAGCAAACATCAAAAGGAACATTTATTAGAAAAAATCCTGAATTAGAGAAAGTATTAAAGAGAATGAGTAAGAATACCAAAGAAGTATGGGATAAAATCCTTGCAGATGGTGGTTCAGTACAAGATTTGGACTTTTTAGATGATTGGTGTTTTTCACAGGGAAAATTAGTTGAATGTAACGAAGTATCAATAGATGAAAGAGCACATAGATGCAGTTCAGTTAAAGATGTATTTAAAACATTCAAAGAAATAAATCAATTAGATTTAGTAAGACAAGCAGGTATTAGACAACAATATATTGACCAAGCAGTTTCTCTAAATTTAGCATTCCCTGCAACGGCTGACCCTAAATGGATTAACCAAGTTCACTTAGAAGCGTGGAAGCAAGGAGTAAAAACTTTATATTATATGAGAACCGAATCAGTTTTACGAGGAGATATAGCCGCTAGAGCAATGGACCCAGAATGTATAAGTTGTGAAGGATAAATTAAATAAAATGGCTGAAAATCAATCAACAAAATTCAAAGAATTGACCGATAAAATTAGAGAAGAAAAAACCGATAACCCCAAAGGACCTATTAAATTCCAATTACAATTAAATGAGGAACAAAAGGAAGCAAAGGATAAGATTTTAAATAACGCCATAACAATATTAAGTGGTAAAGCAGGTAGTGGTAAAACATTATTAGCTTGCCAGGCAGCATTGGATATGTTATTTAAAAAGACGGTTCACAAAATCATCATCACTCGTCCAACGGTAAGTAAAGAAGAGATTGGGTTTTTACCTGGTGATTTAAGAGAGAAAATGGAGCCTTGGATGCAACCAATCTATTCAAACTTTTATCAACTTTATAACAAAGAAAAGATTGATAAGATTTTGGAAAGTGGGCAGGTAGAAATTGTACCCCTTGCATTTATGAGAGGTAGAACATTTTTAGATGCATTCATTATAGTAGATGAAGCACAAAACTGTACAAATGACCAAATGGAGATGATTACATCTCGTTTGGGATTAAGAAGTAAAATGGTTGTATGTGGTGATACACAGCAAGTAGATTTAAAATATAGAGGAGATAGTGGATTTAAATTCTTATTATCAGCTGCAAAGAAGATTAAGGATATGGATTCACAAACATTATTAACAAATCATAGACATCCGGTTGTAGACGCATTGTTGGATGCATACGATGACTTTAAAAACAAAACAAATGGTAACAGTTAAGAAATTTTCAGCAGCATGGTGTGGTCCATGTAGAGCATTAGCTCCAGTAATGAACGAAATTAAAGGTCAATTTTCAAATGTAAAGTTTGAAGATTACGATGTAGATGAGGCATATGATGAGGCAACTCAATATGGCATCCGTTCAGTTCCAACGGTAATTATTGTAAAGGATGGTAAAGAAGTAGAGAGATTTACTGGCGCATCATCAAAAATGGCATATGTAAATGCAATTAATGAATCACTAAAATAAAATAAATTTGTGATTGTCAAAAAAAAGTGTTATATTAGAGTTATGTTAAGAGGAGAAGCGCATCCAATGCACAAATTGACTGAAGAGCAAATATTGCAAATCAGAGAACTATACAAAGTAGGTCATAGAAATATTAATGTTATTGCTAGAAACTACAAAGTATCTCCTGCAAACATTAAAAAAATAGTTACGAATCAAACATGGACACACATGGTAAAGTGGCCGTATGAAAGAGTTAAATAAGTTATATTGTGACACATCTAAATTAGTCGTAAGACAAGTAAACAAAAATGTAGCAAAAGATATTATCGTTAATAACCATTATAGTGGGATATGGACGAAAGTATCTTATGCTATTGGTTTGTTTCATGTTTCAAACGATGAACACAAATTTTTTGGTGGAGTAAACGAACAACTTATTGGAGTAGCTTGTTATGGTGACCCGGTTGGTAGACATTCGGGTGCATCTATAACGGAACTATTAGATAGAACGGAAGTTTTAGAACTTACCCGTTTATTCGTATTTGATGGATATGGTTCGAATATTGAGAGTTGGTTTGTTGGTAAATCATTTGAATGGTTGAGAGAAAACGCACCACACATCAAAGCATTGGTATCATATTCAGACCCAAAAGCAGGTCATTTAGGAACGGTATATCAAGCAACAAATTGGATATATCAGGGAAATAGAATCAGACCAAATGATAGTTGGAGTTTTAAATGGAAGGAAGATGAAGAGTGGCACCATAGTAGAACATCATTTGTAAGATATGGTACTAATGACCCGAAGATAATTCAAACAATGGTATCAGTACCATTTTGGATTAAAAAAGAACCGAGAAAACATCGTTATGTTTATATACTTTTAAATGGTAGGGAGAGAAAGAAATTATTAAAATCTTTAAAGTACCCATCATTACCATATCCAAAAGCAAAAGAAGAATTCATTGAAGAAATACATAAATTAGAACCAATTGAAAGAAGTTAATAAGTTATATTGTGATGTATCAAAAGTATACCTCGCCCCAATTACGAAAGATGTAGCAAAAGAAATTATTGTTAAAAAACACTACACTCACGCTTGGACAATGTGTAGATATGCGTTGGGTATTTACTACAAAACTGAATCTGAAAATCAATTTGGTGATAGTAAACTTATAGGATGTTTAATCTATGGATTTCCCGTAGGAGCAAGAGCATCTACATCCGTATGTGAGGGGTTAACTAAAGATAACATTTTAGAATTAACTCGTTTATATTGTGATGATGGGTATGGTGCTAATATTGAATCATACGCATTAGGACAATCCTTTAAATGGTTTAGAGAAAACGATAAAGCAATTAAAGTTCTTTTATCATACGCCGATAATGGACAAGAACATTTAGGTGGAATCTATCAAGCAACCAATTGGATTTATCAGGGATTAAATACCGATATTGCATTAATGCCAAACTATGGAATTTCTCTATCAGATAATCCTTTCAAATGGATTCATAGTAGAAGTGTATTTAATAATTGGGGTAGTGGTAACTTAGAACATCTTAGAAAAGAAATTGGTAAAGAAGGATATACTGAATTTTGGAGAAGAGAAGAGCCACCAAAACATAGATACATTCAGATTCTTGCACAAGATAAGAAAGAAAAGAAAGATTTAATCAAAAGATTAAAGCATGAAGTTAAACCTTATCCTAAAAACGCAAGAGAATATAATAAAGGAATCGAACATCATACTACGATATCACCTGAAAACGAAATTACAACTAAGTTTTGGTAATGTCAAATAAATTTAGTATATTTACAATATGAAATTTTGGGAAACCGGCGAAACAGCCAAAACAGACGAATTCAACTACGAAGATATGAAACGAAAGTTCATTGAGAACTTGGACTATCTAAGAACTATGTCAGTTGAAGAACAAACTCTCTACAAAAAGTGGATGGAGTGGAACGAAGATTTAATTGGTAATATGAAAAAGTTACCTGTGTTGCAATCTCATTATGATTCCTTATGGAAACCTACTGATATTATGAATAAGGAATTAACTATTGCTGAAATTCAAGCAATAGACCCTTATGTGGAAATCGTAGATGATGATGCTAAGCAATCTACTCGATGGACTGAGATTCGTAGATTAATTCATACAATGGAATTTCAGGCTAATCCAGGTCGTAATGTTAAGTGCTATGTTAAAGATAGAACAAGCGGAAAGATATTAGGACAGATTTGTTTAGGTTCAGATATTACTTCATTGGGTGTTAGAGATGAGTATATTGGTTGGACTAAGCCTGATAAATTTGAAAAGGGTAAATTGAATTGTACTACAATCGCAACTACTATCGTATCAACCCAACCATTTGGATATAATTTTTTAGGTGGTAAACTTATCGCAGCATTAGCAACTTCTCCTGAAGTTAGAGATTTCTGGCAAAAGAAATATAATAATCCATTAATTGGAGTTGGTACTACATCATTATATGGTATACATTCTCAATATAATGGTATTCCGCATTTTAAAACATTGGGAGAATCTAAAGGTAAGATTTCAACTAAGCCGGATGATAAGGTATATGACCCGTGGCATCAATGGTTGAAAGAAAATAAAAAAGATTGGTATGAGCAACATATAACACGAGAAAGAGAAAGAAATGGTGAGAGTATGGGGTACGAAAAGAACGGACCTGTAAGTGGAATTAAGCAAAAGATTATTCAGGCAATTTTTAAAGAGTTGGGAATTAAAGGAAACGCTTATGACCACGGATTTCAAAGAGGTGTATATTTTGCACAAATGTATGAGAATGGTAATGAGTTCCTTTGTTCTAAAATTGAAGAGAAAGATTTAATTCTTAAAGAAAAGTTTGCTAAAGGAAATGAATACACTGTGAAGTGGTGGAAAGATAAAGCAATTAAACGATATGAGAAATTGTTTGATGATGGTAGAATTAAACCTGAAGTTCTATTTTATGTAAACGCAATAGGAATGACTTGGGAACAAATGAAAGATAACTATTTAAAAGAAGTGGGAAGATAACATGTATCAAAATATATACTACGAGAGAGCAAAAAATACTATACATTTATGGGATGATAAGACTGGATATCAAACAATGCCATACCGAAAGTATGCATATAAGAAAGACCAGTATGGACAATACACATCGATGTATGGTGATAAACTAACTCGTATTTCAAAGTGGGAAAAGGATGAAGCAGATGATTTGTTTGAATCGGATGTACCTGAAACCACACGAGTATTAGTTGATATTTACGATTCAGATTTACCATCAACAGGCCATAGAACAATGACTTTTGATATTGAGGTAGAGATGATTACAGGTTTACCAAATACACAATTCGCACAAAACGAAATTACAGCAATCGCATCATGTGATGGAGCAACTAAATTATACGATGTATTTGTATTAGATAAAGAAAGAAAAGTTAAAAATAATGCCAAACAATTTAATAAGGATGGTAGAGAGGTTAGCGTTCACATTTTCGACAATGAGAAAAATCTCCTACTTGCATTCCTTAATTATTATGAAGAAATTAACCCAACTATTTTAACAGGTTGGAACATTGATTTCTTTGATATTCCATACCTTTACAATCGTATTAAAAATGTATGTGGAGAAGGACACGCTAAACGCTTATCACCAATAGGCCAGGCATTCTGGTCACCATATAGAGAGAAGTGGAGTTTTGGTGGTGTATCTATTTTGGATTATATTAATCTATATAAAACATACACATATACATTGGAAGCATCTTATACTCTAAACCACATTGCTACAAAAGAATTGGGTAGAGGTAAGATTGAATACGAAGGAAGTTTAGATGATTTATTTGAAACTGATTTAGAAAAGTTTATTGAATATAACATTGTCGATGTGGACTTAGTTGTATCGATGGATGAGAAACTTCAATTCATTGATTTATGTAGAGCAGTTTGTCACGCCGGATATGTACCATATGAAGATTACATATTTTCATCAAAATGGTTAGAGGGTGCTTGTTTAGGATATCTTAAAAAGAAAGGATTAGTAGCAACTAACAAACCAAAAGATAGAAGAGAAAGGATGCAAGCTCTTAAAGATAACAATGAAGAGAAGTTCATTGGAGCATATGTAAAAGAACCTATTGTTGGTAAGTATGATTGGATTTATGACTTGGACTTAACATCTCTATATCCATCAATCATTATGACTCTAAACATCAGTCCTGAAACAAAGGTTGGTAAGATTCATAATTGGGATGCAGAGGCTCATATTAAAGGATTAGATACGACATATAAGTTAGTAGGTAAGGATGGCGATGAGTACTCATATACTACTCAGGAATTGAAGGAAGTCATTAAGGATAGTAATTTAGGTGTTGCTGCAAATGGAGTCCTTTATACACAAGATAAAGCTGGTTTAATTGCAGATATTCTAAACGATTGGTTTGAGAAGCGTGTTGAATTCCGTAAATTGGAAAAGAAGTATGGTACGGAAGGTGATACTGAAAAATATGAATTCTATGCTAAACGACAATTGGTACAAAAGATTCTTTTGAACTCAATGTATGGGGTGTTAGGTTTACCTGCATTTCGATTCTATGATGTAGATAACGCTGAGGCTGTAACACTAACAGGTCAAACTGTTATTAAGAAAACTGCTGAAATGGCTAATATCAAATATTGGAAGGAATTGAATACCAAAGATGATTACAATGTGTACATCGATACCGATTCAATCTATATGATGGCTGAACCATTGGTAAAACATCGTTATCCAGATTATAAAACATTTGATGAAAAGAGAATGGCAGTTGAGGTAGATAACATTGCAACTGAAACACAAACATTCTTAAATTCATTTTATGATATCTTAGCAGAGAGATTCTTTTTTATTCCAAAAGATAAACATAGATTTGAGATTAAAAAGGAATTCATCAGTAAAGCAGGTTTTTGGGTAGCAAAAAAGAGATACGCACAATGGATGGTATTAAAGAATGGTATTCCATGTGATAAGTTGGATGTTAAAGGATTGGATGTAGTTCGTTCATCATTTCCTAAAGCATTTCAGGAACAAATGAGTGGTATGTTGAAAGATATTCTAATGGGCAAGGATAATGATTATGTAGATAAGAAGTTATTAGAATTCAAAAACAATATGGTTAATCTACCTGTTAATAAGATAGCTAAAGGTGGAGCAATCAAAGAGTTAAGTAAATATGATAAAGGAACTTGGACAAGAGATGGTGGGGAATCTATTGCATCTTTTGAGAAAGGAACACCTGCGCATGTTAAAGCTGGGATTACATACAATCGATTATTAAAATTCTTTAATTGTCCATTTAAGAATGAGCCAATTAGAGATGGTGATAAAGTTAAGTGGGTATATCTTAAAAATAATCCATTAGGATTGGATACGGTAGCATTTAAGGATTATAACGACCCAAAAGAGATTATGGACTTCGTAGAACAATATGTTGATAGAGATATGATTTATAAAGCTGAGTTGGAAAACAAGGTAGATGATTTCTATAAAGCCCTAAAATGGGAAAAAGCATCGAACAATACAAAAACGGCAAAGAAATTCTTTGCTTTTTAAAAAACTTTTCGTATATTTGTAAAACAATAATTTAAAATTTAAAAAAAAAAGTATGAACAAGCAAAATTTATTACGCTTTATTCAAAAGTACTCTTTAGGTGGAGTAATTGAGTCGGTAGCATGGAATGCCGAGGGAAACAAATTATCGGTTCGATTTATTTCGGATGATAAAACTATGTTAGGTGAAGTGGACTTTGATGGATTTACATCAACTCCATTTAGTATTGGTATCTATACAACTTCTTTGTTGAAAAACTTAGTAGGTATCTTAGATAACGATTTGAGTTTAAAAGTTGATACCGTAGGTGATAAGGCTACTGTATTAAAGTTATCTTCGGATGAAACTGAAACTTCTTATCAATTAGCAGATTTAGGTGTGATTCCGGTTGTGCCTGATTTGAAGCAATTGCCAGAGTTTGGTATTTCAATCGACATGGCATCAAATATGATTGATAAGTTTATCAAAGCAAAAGGTGCATTATCTGATATCGATACATTCACTGTGTTTACTGAAGGTGGTGATTTGAAGATGGCAATTGGATATTCTTCTATCTCTACAAATAGAGTTACATTTACTGCAACTAAAGGATTTGATGGTGAAGTAAAACCAATCTCATTCTCAGCAAAGTATTTGAAGGAAATCTTAACGGCTAACAAAGAAGCAACATCTGCAAAATTAAAAGTATCAACCGATGGTTTAGCAAATGTTCAATTTCAAATCGATGACTTTATTTGCAAGTATTATTTAGTAGAAATCTCAAATTAATAAAATGAAAGAACAATTAGAATTATTTCCAACAGAAGTTGGTTATGAATTATTCCCAAACTATGATGCTTCATTTGATAAGTTAATTGAAAATGTAGTTGGTTGGGCGGCAGATAAGGATATCCTAAAGAAAGAAAATGCACCAAAACAAATGTTAAAAGTTTTGGAGGAAGTTGGTGAAACAGCTGGAGCATTATTAAAATCTAAGGATGATGAAATCAAAGATGGCATTGGTGATGCATTTGTAACACTTATCATTTTGGCTAAACAATTGGGGTTAACTCCTAATGAATGTTTAGAGGCAGCTTGGAATGAAATTAAAGACCGTACTGGTAAGACCGTAAATGGTGTATTCGTAAAAAATTAATATGAGCTTTTTCGCAAATAACATTAATAAAAAAGAGCATAGCTTGTGGGTGGAGAAATACCGCCCACAAACTCTTGCTGATTATGTTGGTAATGCAACAATCAAAGAAACTATCCAACAATATTTGGATAATAACGATATTCCACATTTACTACTTTATGGCAAAGCGGGTACAGGTAAAACTACATTAGCAAAGTTAATCGTAAACACAATCAAATGTGACCATATGATTATCAATGCATCGGATGAAAACAATGTGGATACCGTTCGTAATAAAGTAAAGAACTTCGCATCATCGGTAGGTTTTGCAGGATTTAAGGTTGTAATTTTGGATGAGTTTGATTATATGACTCCAAACGCACAAGCAATCCTTCGTAACTTAATGGAAACATTCAGTAAACATTGTAGATTCATTTTAACTTGTAACTACATTGAGAAAATCATTGACCCGATTCAGAGTAGATGTCAATCATTTGCAATCATACCTCCAACTAAAAAGGATGTAGCAATTCAAGTAAGTAAGATATTAGATGCTGAAAAGATTACATATGATATTAAGAATGTAGCTGATATCGTAAGTTCATACTATCCAGATATTCGTAGAATCTTAAACACTTGCCAATTACAATCCGCTAAGGGAGAATTGAAAGTAGATAAAGCTATTATGGTTGAATCTGATTTCAAAACAAAATTAGTTGAAGCTCTTAAAGGTAATGATGATAAGAGAAATCTATATCTAAAAACCAGACAAATGGTATTAGATAATCAGATGAATGATTATACTGAAATGTATACATACCTTTATGATAAAGTAGATGAGTATGCGGGTGGAAATACTGCTAATGTTATATTAGCAATTTCAGAATCTCAATATAAGGATTCATTAGTAGTAGATAAAGAAATTGTTTTCGCATCTCTATTGATACAAATTATAAACAATATAAAATAAATAAAATGCAAAACGGACAACAACCCCCAATGCCAAACTTTAGCTTAAATGATACCAGAGATATTCCTTGTGAATGTGGTAATCTAATCTTTATGCAGGGTATGAGATTCAAAAAAGTTTCTCGTTTAATTACCGGCGAAGCTAAAGATTCAATTATTCCTATTGAAGTATTTTTATGTACTCAATGTGGTAAGTCATTACAAGAATTGATGCCTGATGAGTTGAAGGATAAAAAAGTAATCGAATAGTATGGCTGGTAAATCATTATTTGACCATATTAAGGCGATAACAAACGAACAAGACCCAAAGTACTTTGAGCAATTATCGGAGGAGGATAGAAAGAGTTGGAGTAATTTTATGATTAACCGATTTCTTTCTATGAATCCCGATTGGATTGAACTTATTGCATCTATACTACCTTTGACTCAATCACTTGAGCCAAAGGATATGTATAAGTTGTATATCAATGTTATTCCCAAAGGTAGATACTTTCTAAAATATATGAAAGGAAAATCTGCAGAAAAATATGAAGATTTTGTAGTTACTCTTATAAAAAATGAGTATCTATGTTCTGAGCATCAAGCTAATGAATATCTTGAAGTTCTTTACGCAAGTAGAGAGGGAAGAGAGAATATTAAGTACATTTGTGAGAAGTATGGTATAGAGAAAAAACAAATAACGAAGCTAAAATTAAAGATATAATATTTGGAAAAATGGAATAAAATTCGTATATTTGTACTATAAACAAATAATATGGCAAGAGTTTCATTTTCCCAATATAGCATGTGGAGTGGTTGTCCGCTTCAATATAAGTTAAGCTACATAGATGGCTTATCCGAATCAACTTCCAATATACATTCGGTATTTGGTTCAGCAATGCACGAAACTTTGCAAGAATATTTAAGTAGATGCCTTCGTATTTCTAAATCACAAGCTGATAAGAATATGAATACAAAAGAATTCCTCAAAGAAAAAATGAGAGAGTTTTTTGTTAAGGAATCTAATGATGGAGCAGACCCCATTTGTTCCAAAGAGGAGTTAGTTGAGTTTTTAGAGGATGGATATCTTATTTTAGATTATTTTCAAAAATCTAAAAACTTCAACAATTTCTTCTCATTAAAAGATGATGAGTTAGTTGCAATTGAGCAACCCATCAACACTAAGATTTTGGAAAATGTAAACTTTATGGGGTTCATTGACTTTATTGTTAGAAGTAAAAAGACAGGTAGATATCGTATTACTGATTTCAAAACATCTACTAAAGGTTGGAGTAAGTATCAAAAATCTGACCCAATTAAAAATTCACAAATCCTATTATATAAAAAGTTTTATGCTGAGTTAATTGGTATATCGCCTGATATAATTGATGTAGAATTTATTATCCTCAAAAGAAAGGTAGCAGAAGTAGAAGATTTTACAATACCTCGTATCAGTAGACATGTGCCAGCAAGTGGTAAACCATCAATCAATAAAGCATGGAAAGGGTTTAGTGAGTTTGTAGAAAGTGTGTTTGATTCGGAAGGTAAGTATAGAACCGATGTTGAATATCCTAAAAAACCATCAAAGTTATGCCCTTGGTGTGAATTTAAACAAAGAGGAATTTGTGATGGAAAATAATTTTATATATATATATTTATATATAAATTATAATAACAATGGCAAACCTAAAATTAACTACGGTTAAGGTTATAAGAGAGTTATACGATACGGATTTTAAAATGGCTACAATTACAGGTGGTATCAATTTTCAAAAGCTCGTTAACAGAACCTTAGACCTTTATGTAAAAAACGAAAAATTTAGAACACAAGTGAACGACCACAAAGAGTTACAAATAAGTGGTTCACAATTTTAAGAAACAAAAAAAAGTTATGGCAAAAAAGAAAATTCTGTTACTTTCCGATGATTTACGAATGGCTAGTGGTATAGCCAATGTTTCCAAACAATTGGTGTTGGGAACAGTCGATAAATATGATTGGGTACAATTGGGAGCAGCAATCAAACACCCAGAAGCGGGTAAAGTATTTGATTTAAATGAAGATGTAAGAGCTAGAACAGGTGTAGCAGATGCAAATGTAAAAATCTATCCATTCGATGGATATGGTAATGCAGATGTTATTCGTCAATTATTGATGATTGAAAGACCAGATGCTATCTTACACTTTACTGACCCAAGATATTGGATTTGGTTATATGATATCGAACATGAAATCAGACAAACTACTCCATTATTCTTTTACCACATTTGGGATGATTTACCAGACCCAAAATATAATAGAGATTATTACGAAAGTTGTGATTGGATTGGAACTATTTCAAAACAAACTTATGGTATTACTAAAAGAGTTTGGGGATGGGATAAAGAAAAACATTGGAC